GACGGCGCGTTCCGACTGCGGCGTGTTCTTCGTCGATAACGATGGCGTTCTGATCTATCTCAATCGCGATCGTATCTACGGACGCGATACAAGCGGTCGCGAGATTCCGTACTTCAGTGATGACTGCCATCCGAACACGCTCCCGTATGCGGCCGTCGAGCCGGTGCTGGCCGACCAGGAGTTCGGCAATGTCATTACGGCGGCTAATGTCAGTCAAGGCAACGATTCCCCGCGTGCTGGCCTTGCCGTTGATTCCATCTCCATCGATACATTTGGTCGCATCCCATGGGCGCCAGCGCAACTGTTGATCTGTAACGCGGGCTTCGTGCAGGGATTCGCAGACTGGCAGCTTGATCGTCGTGCGGATGCCTTCTATCGCATTAATTCGTTCGAGGCATATCCGATTCATGACGATCGCATTTGGGATGCGCTGCTGCCAATGCGGATCGGCGACCCGGTGCAGGTTTCGCGCCGGCCTCCGGAGTCGGTGGCGATCTATGCCGTCATGCTGTGCGATGGAATGCGGATCGAAGCTACGCCGAACATGTGGAAGTTCACTATCCGCTGCGCGCCTGCGGCTGAGACGATTGTGTCAGCCGTTCGTTGGAATGCGATTGATACGAACTGGGACGAGGGTCACGCATGGGCGTAATTACGAAAGTCTTGTGGTCTCACGACGAGGACGTTCCCGGCGAGATCGTGCATACTACCGTACCCGATCCGGATCGATACGGTCTGGCGATCACGGTTATCACCGGCGAGATTTCGACGACGCCGGCGACGGCCTTCTACGAAGGTACGCTGCTTGTCGACAAGACGACGAAGGCAACGTACTGTCAAATCGCTGGAGCATGGGTTGGCATCGGTTCCGGTGGCGGTGGCACGCAAGGTCCACCAGGTCCAGCGGGTGCGCCAGGTCCAGCGGGTCCAGCCGGTGCTGCCGGTCCCGGCGTCGCCGCCGGCGGTACGGCAAATCAGATTCTGGCGAAGATCGACAGCACCAACTACAACACGCACTGGATTGATAACATCGGTGGTGATGAAGTCATCATTCAACCGAATCAGCCGGGTGATCCGAACACGTACGAGCTGTGGGTCGATACGGATGCTTCGCCGGTGCCACCAGCCGTTGGAACGGCAACGCTCGTCGGCGAGATGAAGATGTGGCCGGGTGCCACGGTCCCGCCGTTGTACCTCGTCTGCAATGGTGCGCTGATCTCGCGCACCGCCTATGCTGGCCTGTTCGCCGCGCTCGGAACGACATGGGGAGCCGGCGATGGGACGACGACATTCGCGCTGCCAGACATGCGTGGTCGTGCTCCCGTCGGCGCGGGACAAGGCGCTGGCCTCAGCAACCGCGCGCTTGGTGCTGCGATCGGTGCGGAGACGGTTGCGTTAGATGCGACGCAGATTCCAGCGCACACGCACCCTGACTCAACCAGCGATTTCACCGGCACGGATCATACCCACGCCGTCAACATCACGTCCGGCGCTGCTGACCGTTCGCTGAGCCACACGCACGGTTTGCCTGCTAACGTCGTTTCCAATGTCGCCGGTGGTCTGATTGTGCAGAACTCGGCATCCGGTTACAACTACAACTCGACGGCGAACCCAGCAACCGGTGGCGGTGGCGTTGATCACTTGCACAATGTTAACGGCAATACAGGCGGCATCTCGGCAAACCACCAGCACACAACGCATACTCCAGCCAACACCGGCGGTGGTGGAGCGCATCCAAACATTCAGCCATCGATCGTCGTCAACTACATCATCTACACCGGGGTGCCGTGATGCCTGTCCTTAAAGCGAAGATCGGCGGCGTGTGGACAGACCTGACGTTTCTCACGCCACCCGAGGTTGCGATTGGTAATACGACGCCGACCGGTAATCAGGTGCTGTGGATCGATACAACAACGGCGCCACCAACCACGAAGGCATTCGTCGGTGGGACGTGGGTTGTCGTCGGCGCCGTCGCTCCTGATGAAGTGTGGATCGGTACCGATGATCCGAATAATCCGCAAGTCGAGCTGTGGTACGATACGGACGCGAGTCCGAGCGTGTTGCCTGGCGTCGGTTTGCCAGCGGGCGGTGCCATCAATCAGTTTCTGACGAAGAAGTCGGCAAATAACTACGATACGCAATGGATAACACCGGCGAAGAATCCGCAAGTGTTCTATACGTCGCTGCTCAGTAACACGCCTGTCGCCCCGAACGTCAATGCTACGTTGTTGACGTTGAATGTTCCGATTACTCCCGCAGGCACGATCCTCATTGCCAGCTTTCAGGCTGTCTACTTGGCGCCGGGTACGGCAGGCGTATTCGATCTTGTCCACAACTTCGGTCCGCAAGGAGTCGTCGATCAACGCAGCGACTCAGGCGGACAAAGTCGTGTCGCTAACTGGACAGGCGTTGGCTTGAGTAGCGGCGCGGCAATCACGTGCACGATGGCCGCTTACACGTGGGGCAATCAACAGATCAATTTCTACAACACGACGACGAACATCATGGTGATGGCGGTGGCACCATAATGGGCGTCTTACGAGCGAAGGTCGCTGGCAACTGGATCGACATCGGCGGTTCTGCCTTCGGTGGCAACTTGCCCGTCGGTGCCATCTGTTCGCACGGCGCTGCAACGGCGCCAGCTGGCTTCCTCGTCTGCGACGGTGCCGCCGTCCTACGATCGACGTACGCTGAGTTGTTCGCTGTCATCGGGACGACATGGGGTGCCGGTGATGGATCAACGACGTTTAACGTCCCGGATCTTCGTGGTCGTACGGCGATCGGGTCCGGAACCGGTACGGGCTTGACGGCTCGGGCGTTGGCTGCGCAGGTTGGTGAAGAGGCGCATTTGCTGCAAGGTTCTGAGTCAGGTACATCATCGCACTTACACTCCGTCGATCCACCAGCGACCGACGTCATCCTTGCCGGAACGATGGGCGGTTCCATCAAGCGCATCATCAGCGACTACGGTGCTGGTAGCGGTTCAGCGGCAACGCCGAATGTGACGCCAAACATCGTTACGAGCGGTAACGCATACGTTGATATTCTGCCATTTAACTCGGCGCTCTCCGTGATGGCGAACGCGACAAACCCGCATAACAACATGCAGCCGTCTGCGGTCGTCACGTACATCATCTGCGCCATGACGGTTCCGGCGTCGCCAGCATACGGTCCGCAGAAGTTCGCGACTGTTACCATCCGCGATGCAACATGGCCAGCTGCCACCGTGGGCGATGGCGCCGTCTGCATTGTCACCGCCAACGACATCACCGGTGGAATGTACGAAGTGCATGGTGGTGCCTGGCGTCGGCCATGGGGAACGGCTTGGGGACACGTTGCTTACTTCGACAATCAGACGGCGGTGAATAACATCACCGCTGTTACTGACATCGCAACGGCAACATTCACGATGGTTGCCGGCCGTCGTTATAAGTTCACGGGACAAGCGCGGTTCTTCCTGGCAACCGACAATACGATCGTCGAGCCATACATCACGAATGCTGGTAACGTGGTACTCAGTCAGGTGACGAACAATGCTCGCGCGAGTTGGCATTCGATCATTCTTTCAGCGTTTAACATTGCTGGTGTCGCCGGTTCATACACGGCTAAACTACGTGTAGCGACTGCGGGCAATACCATCAATACGGCACCGGGAACCGGTATTCCCATTAGTATTGCCGTCGAGGACGTAGGACCATATTAAGGAGCATCATGAGTTACCTTACGCAAGCCGTCATCGCCGACGACTACAACATGTTTCGTCGCGTGGCGCAGGCCGTTGCAACAGAAGGCTACGAGGACGCCGACAGCTGGACGAGTCTCAATAAGCGCGACTGGGCTGCGGCTCCGGGTTGGGATGCGGCATGGGAGTCAGCGCTCGCCAGCCATCCCGACGACGATCAATACCAGCCTGGTGCCGACGAGGCCGTGATCACTGATGGTATGATTCTCAGTCAGATTCAAGGCATGCTGGAGCCATCCGACGTCATCAACCCGACTGCGTAACCTGGCTACAACATTCGACAAGTGATAGGATCGAACCATGTCTGACGTACCCGCCGTTATCGAGCCTCGTGCTTCGACGAACCCGATCACCATCGGCGAGCTGAACAACGTCCCCGTACCGGGATCACTGATCGCATCCGGCTGGGCGCAAGATGTGAGCAATCGCATCATCCATCGATTCGCTGATATTCCAGGACGCGACGCCGCCTGGCCGGCAACGCAGGGGAACAAGGGCGCCATGTGCGTGACCTTGGACACGATGAAGGTCTGGCAATCGACGGGACTCAGCTGGCAACTCATCTCCGACGTCACGCCGGTTGGCACCATTCGCGCAACGATCCATGCCTCCGCAGACGCGGGCTGGCTCGTCATGGATGGCACGCTGACTGTCAACGCTGCGACGTTGTATCCCGAACTGTGGGGTATCATTCCTGCAAGCTGGAAGTCGGGCAGCTCGATGCTGATGCCGAACATGGCAGACCGTGTTCCCATCGGTCGTGGTTCGTTGGCGAACGGTGACTTTGGCGGCGCCAATTCGCGAGCTATTGGGGCCGGCAATCTACCGCCGCACTCGCACTCCATTGATCACGACCATCCAAATGTCGCTGCTGCCACGGATGCGCAAGGATCACACCAGCACGGATTCTCCAACAACCCGACGCCAGGCTCGACGGTTGGCGTGCTGCTCGCATGTCAGGCGCAACCAGCGCAGTTCTCGTTTGGTAACGGCGGAACGCTGCAGGCACTTGCTTCAGCGACGGTACAGCCGAACATTATTGATGCAGCCGGTAGCCATGCTCACAATGTCAATGTCGACATTCCATACTT